TGGCTTCCAGAACTCCGGCAATGGTCACAATGATCAGAAGCAGGATCACAGCTGCAGCTATTACAGCGAACAATAACCTAAACATCTGTCTCCTCTCTTAAATCAGCCCCACAATAAGGGCAAAAAGAATATCCTTTATTCCCAACCGCAAACGAATAGTCTGTGGCAAGAACCCTACATTCACATTCCGGACATTCCAGCATCTGACAATCATTATCAATCCGTTTAAGCCATTTATTCTTAACTGGCTGTCTGTATGTGTAAGGTTCATCATTTATACTGACTGTCGGCATATCGTCAATCATGCAAAGGCAATAGTTAAATGCTTTCGCCTGCTCATGATTTCCTGCGTGATTCATTGTGTCCGCATGATAAAGAACCTTTTGTCTTAACGCATCTGCGTCAATGTATCTACTCATCTGTATCACCTCGCATATATGCTCCGCAGCATCCGCACCATTTATGAAACTTTAGTCTGTCCTCCTCATGCTCTGAATAGATTACAGTCTCACAAATAGAACAAGACCATAAACTCGGTTCGTTAATGTGCTGAATCCACTCCCCACGCTTCCGCTCAACCACATCTGCTGTCGGAAAATCTCGCAGTCTGTAAATAACATCTTGTATGTCTTCATCGTCTGAAAACATTACTGCACGTTCAAACGCATCCGCTTCAATGTATCTGCTCATTTTGTTCTCCTTTTTGGTTTCCAAAGTAAATCCTTGATTTTATACTTGCCTGCTGTCCCCGGAGTAACCTTCCTCATAATGCACCATTTGCAATTCAGATCTGAAACACAGAAGGCTTTGCACATGGCTCCCTTAACTCTGTGGAAGCTCTCCGCCTGGTAGTCACTCATCCTCTTCCTCCTCTTCATGACTGCACAAATCACAATCACCAACACAGATCCGGCTGTCACATTCTTCAGTCCATCTCCACAAACTAACGCTCATCCGGCTCCTCCTCTATCTGCTCTCTGGCAGCCTGCCACAAATTGAAAGTTTTTTCTCCTCCAAAGCACAGAAGCATGATTGCCCCAACTGCACTGACAGCTCCATCATGTTGACCAAGTTCATAATCCGGCTCCCAATTATGAACTGAATAGTCTTTATGAAGAGCAAAATACCTTTGCATGTGGTATTTATAAAGGTTAAGCAAATAATCCTCTAATTGTTTTTCGTTAATCTTCATTTTCTATCCTCCTTATCTCTTCCCTATGGAGCTGATAGATCCGCTCCACAGAATAGTTCATTTTTTCTGCTATATCCTCAAACTTCATTGCATCCAGGTAATGAAACTCAAGTATGGCCTTTTTGCGTTCATCCTCAACACTTGCAATAATAGCCTCCACTTCATCCACCTTTGCATACAGCTCATTCAAGAGCTCAAGTTTTTTTGCCTCCTTCTCCCGGATCCTGAACACCAGCTTCTCAAATGGTGCCTCCTGCGATCTGTTGGAGGCCAGTCTCTCCTCATAACTGACCCCACTAACAGATTGTGCATCCAACTGGAGTTCCTCGATCTCCTTCTCCAGTCTCCTGATCCGGATCTTCAGGAAGCGGTATTCCCTTAAAAGGTTTCTTTGAGATATGCTCATTATTTCACTCCGCCAAAGTATTCCTTTTTACTTACAATTGATTCGATGTGACCATCTGCGAACTCAGGAGACATTCCCCTTACAATCTTGGTAGCCTCCTCAATTGAAGTAGCCACTACATTAAATGTCCTCCGTATTGCTCTGTGGTCATCCCACACAACTGCCTTGACCTGCCAAATGTACATTGTTTTCATGTTAATAACCTCCTACTTGTATAATTGTTCTTCGATTTCTTGCATTTCTGCTTCTGAGTAATCTCTTTCATCAAAATTTTTAAATTTATTTTTTGATTTGCTATTACTCTTAACTATCTTATCTATCCTATCCTTTCCTTTCTTATCCTTTCCTATCCTATCGTCAGCATTTTGAGCATTTGCTGAATTTGCTACCATTTGCTGTCTTTTGATGCCTGCCTGCCTTCTTTTCTCACATACATCAGCATAGTGTTCTCTCTTTTCCTCATTGAAGTCATTCAGGCTTTCAAAAATGCCCTCGGCTTTAGGGTATTGGGATAAGTCAAAGCTGGCAGGATCTCCTGCATCCAGATCAACCAGGTTATATACAACCATCATGGCCTGATCGAGCGGTAACTTTCTAAGGGTTTTCCTCCAGCGATGAAAGAAAAGCATACTGTTTTTTGCATCACTCGGCATACTTGCTCAGCCCCTTCTTCACCCATTGGCGGTATTCTCTCTCCAGTTCCGTTCTCTTCTGCGCTACTGGTTTAGAGGGCCTGAGGTCCGGGTATTCCTCCTGTAGCTTCTGTCTGGATCTTCTAACAGATTCGTATTTTGGAATCCCAAGTTCCGCCCGGTGCTCCATGACATACCTAAAAGTCAGGTCAGAAAAAGGCATTGGCTTAAATCTGCAGATGTCCCTGACAATGCACATATATAAATGATCATCAGATGCTCTGCACTTCTTGTCTTTTCTGAGATAGTACTCAACTGTTTTGCTTACTCTTGGAAGGTTTTCCCTCATTGCTTGTTTCCTCCTATAATTTCTAAAAAAGTTTCAAAATCCAATACAACTCTCCACTTCTCATGGCTCTGTCTGAACACCACCAGAGGAACATTCTCCCCTGCATCCCTCTCTGCCTGCCGGATCCAGTCCATCAAGCGGATGTTTTCGCACCTCTTCACCTCTAAGTGATAGCCGGGAAGGCCTACCACATCCGCTGCATCTTCGGCTGCTCCACAGTACTGTTGGGATCGTCTGGCATCAAATCCATGATCTTGTAGGATGTGCGCCACTTCGAGCTCTCCCCTTTTTCCTTTGTTCTTGCTATTCATGCGAAAGGAAGAACATCATCATCTGCTTCTGTAAAACCTTCTTGTGGCGCTACTGTCTTGGCTTTACTTTCCACAAATTCCACATTATCCACATGCACATCTGTTGTGTACTGGCTGGATCCATCCATCTTCTTGAAGCTCCCGGTTCTGATCTCGCCCTCAACACATACCTTGGTGCCTTTTTTCAGGTAGTTATCAATAAACTCCTTAGTTTTTCCAAAGGCTACGCATCTAGGGAAGTCCGTGTTCTTCTCGCCTTCCTTCTTAAACTTGCGGTCAACAGCTAAATTGAAGGCTGTTACATTCTCCCTACTGTCAGGGTCTGCAGTTAATCTGCCAATTAAAATCACTTTGTTCATTTTTCACCTCAAATATTCATCAATCTCATAATCCCACCAGGGTTCTTTTTCTATTTCTCGCTTCATTTCTCTTTCGGCATCCGCCTTGCGTTTAAACTGGAGCGGTATGTTGATGGCTCCCTTCTTACCCGGAACTGCTCTCCATTCCCCGGAACCATCTATCATGAAGCGGTCATATAAGATTTCCCTGATATTTTCGTTGCTTCTTCTTAGGATCCACATGGCTGTCACCTATCCAACTGTCTAACTAACTTTGCATACTGGGATGATGTAAGCTCATTCAGGGAGCGGACACCATAAGCGCTGCAGATCTTGGCTATGCGTTCATCAACCGGATCCTTAGCATTAACTGCGGAGATCATCGCCTCCAGTACATCGGCTTCTTCCTGGGTGATGCGTTCCTCTTTCTTCTGCTGTGTTATGGCATTGGCTACTTCCTCATAGGAAGCCACAGAAGTATCAATTCCAAACCCTGCCATGCCTAAGGCTCTTCCTACTGCGGAAGTCTCGCAGTTTTCTATGTAGCTTGTTTTGTTGATAAAAGAAGAGTTCTCTTTTTCGTATGCAGTGCCTTCACCTAAGATGTGGCCATTGTTGTCAGTAACTGTGGCATGGAATACTGCTATCCCTCCCTCATTGCTGACTAATGCGGTCATGATTCCGCCATCCGGGTAAACCATGCGGAAGGCTTTAATCCTCTGGTTGACCTCTGCATAATCCTTGCCCTTGATGTCAGTGGTCCTGATCTGGGCATTGGCCTTTGCTAATTGTTCAAATGTTGCCATTAATTCCTCCTATCTTGTCTAAATAAGGTGCCTTGCTGTTTAAGGCATAGGTATCAAATTGGTATTTCCCTCTCTCACTGGTCCTTCGGCAGTACTTGTGAGCTTCATCAGATCTGGCGATCCTGCGGAGTTGGCTCTCACTCCATCCATCCCTCTTCAGCTCTGTAATGGTCTGCCAGCGCTTAGCCATCTTCATACCTCCGGGAAACAAAATCCAACGAGCCAATCTGTAAATGGTTAAAGTTGTCTGTCTGGGTATGATCCGTGTGCAGCTCTTTTGCCATTCCAGGAACCGCATCGCCCATCATCATGATTGTTGTGCCATAAGAATCAAATTGAATATCATCAATGTCATAGCAATCGAATGATTTAAGCCTTCTTAATTCCGCAATGGCTTTGTGGACATCAGTTATCCATGAGTTAATAGTCTGGGCTTTGTAATGGTCCACGTAAGCTCTTCTGCATCTGTTACAAGGAAATTTGTTGACATCAGTCTGAGCCCAGATGCAGTCCTTGCAAGATAATTCATTAGTCACTTCCTAACACCTCCTCAATGTGCCGGTCTACTCTGCTGATCGTTTCATTGCTTCGAGTGATGCTCAGCCTTACAAGGCAGAAACACAAACCTATAACGATCATCAAAATAACCAGGGCAAAAATAATTAATTTCTTGTTCATTAGGTCCTCCTTTGTGGATTATATCCACATTTTAGGGTAAAATTTTTACTTTAAACATTCCTTGCGTTCAGCCATGTTAAGCTTCAGAAGGTCAGCGATCTTGTTCCAGGTTGAAATCTTCATGCTGTCCGGATTCTCCAGAAGTTTATAGTAAGTGGTACGGTCAATTCCTACCTGACGGCAGAACTCTGTCACAGTATAGCGCTGCTCCTTCCGCTTATTGTCTATCATCTGAATATTCATTGCTTCCTCCTCTCAATTTTCTATGTGGATTTAATCCACATTTAGAAAATACACCATCACTTTGCCTTTGTCAACACAAATATTGCATTTTATCCACATTTTTGTTATTATTTCTTTGCGGACACATGTTAACACGCAATGAGGGGTATAAAATGGACAGATTATATGAGAATATCCGGAAACGGAGAAAACAGCTACACATGACACAAAAGGAGCTGGCTGACAAATGTGGCTATACTGACCATACCACTATTAACAAAATGGAAAATGGCCAAGTTGACATCTCTTTTAAGAGACTTAAACAGATCGCAGCCATATTAGACACAACTGTGGTTGATTTAATCATGGGGGATTTTGAATGAAAAAATATCATAAATATCTGCAAGTGGGTTTTAGATCTGATGGCTCTCGGATCAGGAAGCACTTCTATGGATCCAGTCAGGCAGAACTTGATCAGAACATCCGGAACTACTTTATCCAGGCATCTAAAACTAAGAATCCTTCTGATATTACTTTTGGAGCCTATGCTAAGAAATGGCAGGAGATTTACAAAGCTAATAAAAGTGCAGCTACCAGAGAGATGTACTCTAATGCCTTGAAGAAGATGGATGCCATAGATCTGATGGAGCTCCGGAAGATTACTAAGACTGATTGCCAGCAAGTGGTAAACCAGTATGCAGGGAGAAGGACCGCAGAAATTCTCAAAATGACCTTAAAACAGATTTTTAATACCGCCATAGATGATGGAATCATTTCATCTAATCCTGCAAGGAATTTAGAGCTCCTGAAGCGCAAGGCGGAGGAAAAGAGAGCCTTTACCAAAGAGGAGAAGGAAATTATCAAAAAGGCTAAGCTCCCTACGATGGAAAGAATGTTTGTTAATATTCTCTTAACATTTGGGTTGCGACCAGGGGAAGCTCTGGCGCTCAGCCGATTCGATATTGATTTTAATAAAAAGATACTGCATGTCACAAAGTCTGTGGAGTTTGATGGCAATAACCCCAACCTGAAGGGGACAAAAACAGAGTTGAGCAGAGATATTCCTATCCCAAACAAACTACTTAAGTATATACGTAAGTATATAGCTGAGGATAAAAACACACTTCTCTTCCATAAGCGAGATGGCTCCCTAATGACTAAATCATCTTATGTTAAATTTACAAAAAGGATTTTGGATGAAATAGGCCTGCCAATAACTATGTATTATTTCCGCCATAATCGTGCCACAGAGCTGTATTATCTGTGTCAGAAGGGAATTATCAGTACTAAAAAGGCAGCGGCTCTCATGGGCCATTCTGAGCTCATATTCTTGAAAACATACAGCCATCTACTAGAAGAAAAAGAAAATACTAAGGGATTATATAAGGATTTAGCAATATAGGAGGGAATAATATGAAAGTAGCAAGATTGGTTTTAGGGATTATTACTATGGTTGTGGCAGTTATTTCTTTAATTGCCGGAATAGGCAACGCAGTAAATGAAGATGTATTAGGATATAATTTTGGTTCTGTGCAAATGATCCTTGGCTTCATCCTTCTTCTTCCGGAGGGAATTGTTATGGTAGCATGCAGTAGAAAGGGAGTGTTAGGCGGATGCATTGCCTGCCTGGCTATTAATATCTTTGGTATTATGGCAACAGCATTTGCAGAAGCTGATGTGACATGGCTGGTTGTCATCTATATAATCCTTGCCCTCTTCTCTCTTGCCGGACTTCTTGTGAGCGTTCTTGTTAAGCCCAAAAAACTGAACCAAAACTGAACCAGTGAACCAGAATTGAACCCAAATTTTGCTAAACTTTTGCAAACTTTAACAAGTTTTAGAAGAGCAAAAAAATAAGCGGAAAGCCTA